ACTCTTTACTTAGGTAAGTTTAGTGCTCGTGTAAACGTAAACAACTTATTTGATACAGTTTACATCGCTGAATCAAACTCTAACATCCATGCTACTGCAGGTTCAACAACTTGGAATGGTATTGATGTAAACAACTCAGTTTGGTTCGGATTTGGAAGAACTTGGAACGCTTCCCTAAAGTATCGTTTCTAATATATAATAATATTGGGGAGGAGAAATCCTCCCCTTTTTATTTATGAAAGTAGATGCATTATTTATATCAGATGTTCATTTAGGTTCGAAAGGAGCCAACTCTGATGAGTTACTAAAAGTCCTTAAAAAATACGAACCAAAACAACTATTCATCGTTGGTGATTTTATAGATGGTTGGTTATTAAAGAAAAGAATGTTTTGGAATCAGTCCTTTACCAATGTGATTCGAAAGATTCTTTCTTATTCAAAAAAAGGAACAGAGGTTATTTACATCACAGGAAACCACGATGATTTTTTACGAAGTTATAGTGGAACTGATTTGGGAAATATCCAAATCGTTGATGAATATGAATGGAATGGATACTACATTTCACATGGTGATTTATACGATGGTGTTGTAAAACTTAAATGGTTAGGAGTATTGGGTTCAGTTGGATATGAGATTGCCATATACATTGATAGATTACTCAAAAAAATGGGATATCAAAAATCCTTTTCCAAAACTCTTAAAAACAAAGTAAAAGGTGCTGTAAAGTTTATTACTAACTTTGAAAAACAACTTGGTTATCAAGCAATAATGAGAGATTGTAAAGGAGTTATTTGTGGACATATTCACACACCAGAAAACAAAACCATACAGATTAAAGAAAAAAATATTCACTACTTAAACTGTGGGGATTGGATTGAAAACAACTCTTACATAGTTTATAATAAAGGAAAGTTTGTATTGAAGAATGAGTAAACTTGTAAATCTCTTTGGTGGGCCTGGCATAGGAAAGTCATCCATCGCAGCTGGAATAACATACAAGTTAAAAAAGAAACATATCATTTGTGATAACCCTTACGAGTTTCCAAAACTGCTTGCATGGGATGAAAATAAAGAAGCAATAAAAGACCAGTTCTTTATTGCTGGTAATCAACACAGAGGTATTGCAAAATCTTATGGTAAAGTTGATTATATAGTTATAGATTCACCCATACTCTTTTCCCTTGTTTATACAGGATATTACGATAAAGGATATCCATCTGATAGATATGGTGAATCATTTTTCAACTTTATAGTTGATTTACACAACTCTTATGATAACATCAACATCCTTTTGGAAAGAAGTGATGGCAATCATAATCAAAAAGAAAGATATCAGACCCTTGATGAATCTTTGGAAATAGATAGAATCATGAAAGGGATACTAGATGATAATAATATACCTTATCACACAGTAAAGGTAGGAAAACACACAGTAAAAGAAATAATGAAGATACTTGGTAAATCCAAATAAAATTCGTATATTTGTAAAAAATTAAAAGTTATGGCACAGATTATTGGAGCAGGTGGGCAACCACTACAATCAGAAGAAGAACCACTAGATATTACAAAAACCGAATCGGTAGGTTGTGAGAAATGTGGTGGTGAAGTATTCATTCAAGGATTCTCATTTCGTAGAGTTCCCAAACTTCTAACAGGTAAATCTAAAGATGAAATGTTACCTGTTGAACTATTCCTTTGTGGAGATTGTGGAGAAGTTTTAAACGAACTATTACCACCAGGTCTAAAAATGGAAGAATAAATGGCAAAAGGACTTTTTGACCATGTAAAGGAAATCACATCAAATCAAGACCCTAAATATTGGGATACACTAGAAGAGAGTGATAAAAAAACATATTCAAAATATATGTTACTCAGATTTCTATCAATGAATCCAGATTGGATAGAACTGATATCTGAAATACAACCCTATGCACAAGGATTGGAGCCAAGAGATTTCCATAAACTAATGATAGACCTTATCCCTAGAGGTAGACATTTTCTTAAATATACTAAAGGAAAAAAAGATAGTAAATATGAAAAATTTCTTATTGATTTGATTAGGGATTCATTTGAATGTTCTTCTTCAACTGCAATAGAGTATTGTGATATACTTTATTCTACAAAAGAAGGTAGAGAATCTATTCTCGATTTGTGTCAGAGATACGGAATCGAAAAAAAATCTATTACAAAATTAAAGTTAAAAGTTTGATACTCTCAAACTTTTTTCGTATATTTGTGAAACAAAAGTAAAGTTATGGCAAAAGTAAGCTTCTCACAATATCAATTATATTCAACTTGTCCAAGAGCGTATAAGTTAAGATATATTGATAAGTTGGGAGAATCATCAGCTAACATTTATACAATTTTCGGAACTGCTATCCACGAAACAATTCAACATTTTCTTTCGGTAATGTATGGAGTATCAAAGAAACAGGCGATGGAAATCGATACTGATAAGTTATTATTAGAGTGGATGAGAAAAGAGTTCATCAAAGAGAACGAAAAACTAACAGAAGGGCAGGTATGTTCACAGTTGGAGTTAGAAGAGTTCTATGGTGATGGTAGAAGAATCATCGAATGGTTCAAAAAGAAAATCGATAAGTTTTACACAAAAACAGGTTTTGAGTTAGTTGGTATTGAAGTTCCACTAAATGCAAAAGTAAAAGAAGGTGTAAACTTTATTGGTTTTGTGGATATTGTAATGAGAGATTTATCAGATAACTCAATCATTATAATCGATTTGAAAACTTCAACACGAGGTTGGAACAAATACCAAAAGAAAGATAAATATAAGAATGCTCAGATTGTAATCTATAAAAAGTATTACTCTGAGTTATTCAATATACCGCTAGATAAAATAAAAGTAGAGTATCAGATTATGAGAAGAAAACTCATTGAAGATGCTCCATTCCCTATACCTTATATTTCAAGACATGTCCCTGCGAGTGGTAAACCAACTGTAAATAAAGTTTACAACGAGTTTATGGGATTTGTTGATGAGGTATTTGATGATGAAGGTAAGTTCAGAGATTTACCTTATCCAAAGGTTCCAGGTGATAAACAAAAGAATTGTAGATTTTGTGAGTTCCTTCAACGAGGGATTTGTGATGGAAAAGTTTAGATTTTTCTTTTGAAAACTTGAAAGTATTATATATATTTATATACAACAATATATATTTATATAAAATACAAGATTATGGCAAGAGAAAGTAACACTAAACTTACTAGTGTGAAGATACTCAAAGATGTTTATTCAAACTTCAAACAAGTATCTTTTGATTCTGATGTTACATTACAAAAGTTAGTGAACAGAACAGTTGAAAGATATGTAAGTGATAAAGAGTTTAGAAGTGAAATGAACGAGTATCTCAAACTACAAATAAGTGGCTCACAGTTTTAATAAAAAGTTATAAAAACAAATTTAATGGAAGGAAAGAAGAAACCAAAGATTCTTTTATTATCAGATGATTTACGAATGGCATCTGGTATTGCAACAATGAGTAGAGAGTTCGTAATGGGAACTCTTGATAAGTTCGATTGGGTGCAAGTTGGTGCTGCAATCAAACATCCAGAACAAGGTAAAATGTTAGATTTAAGTGATGATGTTCGAAAAAGAACAGGTGTAGAAGATGCCTCTCTTAAAATCCTACCTTGGGACGGATATGGTAATGCTGATTTGATTAGACAACTTATCAACTCAGAACAACCTGATGCAATCTTACACTTTACAGACCCAAGATATTGGATTTGGTTGTATGATATGGAACACGAAATCAGACAAAACATTCCAATCCTATTCTACGCAATTTGGGATGATTTACCAGACCCACAATACAACAGAAACTACTACGAATCTTGTGATTGGATTGGTTGTATTTCTCGTCAAACTTATGGTATTGTTTCTCGTTTATCACAACTAGATAATGGTAGAACTTGGAAACAAAAAGAAGATTGGCAAGTAAGTTATGTTCCCCATGGAATCAATACAGATGTTTACAAACCAACCGAAGTGCCTCAAGAATATAAGAACGAAATATTAAAAGGTAAAGATTATGATTTTGTTCTTTATTGGGCAAATAGAAATATTCGTAGAAAACAAGCATCAGATGTTATTTGGGCTTTCAATAACTTCTGTGAAAGAATTGGAAAAGAAAAGGCTGAGAAAGTTGCCCTTGTGATGCACACTCAACCTGTGGACAATAATGGAACTGATTTACCCGCAGTAGTTAAGGCACTTGCACCAAATGCAAATGTAATCTTTTCAGATAAAAGAAGAAGTGTTGAGGAATTAAACTACAACTACAACATTGCTGATTGCACGATTAATATTGCCAATAATGAGGGGTTTGGTTTAACAACTGCAGAATCAGTAACTGCAGGAACACCAATCATTATCAATGTAACAGGTGGACTACAAGACCAAGCTGGATTTAAGAAAGATGGTGAGTATTTAACCGCTGAAGATTATATTGAGATTGGTTCACTCCATGAGTGGAGAAAATGGGAAGATAAAGTTACTCATGGTGAGTGGGTAAGACCAGTATGGCCTCGTTCTCGTTCACTTGCAGGTTCAGTTCCTACTCCTTACATTTGGGATGATAGACCAGATTTAGAGGAAGTAACTGATGCAATCGAAGAAATGTATAACTTACCAAAACAAGAAAGAAAGTTACGAGGACAAAAAGGTAGAGAAGCATTCATCAATGATATGGGATTATCAGTTGAGAACATGAACAACACAATGGCTGAAGGTATCTTCAGTGCCCTCAAAAACTTTAAACCAAGACAAAGATTCGAACTTTTCAAAATAAAGTAAATGAGTAAGTTACCACTTATCAATATCATAACTCGTATGTCTCGAAAAGAAGGTTTTGAGAGATGTAGAAAAACTATTGATAATCAAACATACAGAGTAATCAATCACATTGTTACAGTTGAAAATGATGTGAATGAAAAGGTGGTTAGGGATTTGATTGACGAAAAAAATACTTCTATTTGTAGAGTTACACCTGTAAAATATGTTCCAAACCTTTGGAAATCATTTTGGTATAACCAATACACACAAGTTCAAGAACTTGATAAGTGGAAGTATAAGTTATGGGATGGTTTAGAAGAAACATCAGGCACTGCACAATTTGATGGTTGTAGATTCAAAGTCAATCATTTCCCTTACAACCTTTATTGTTTGAAAGCTGAAAAGTTTGTGAAAGAGGGTTGGGTTATTTATTTAGACGATGATGATTATCTACACGATGAAAAATCATTAGAACTTATAGTAAATAACATTTTACAACACGATGAAGATACAATGCATTGGATGAGAACTATAAACGATGCTGGAGTTCCTGGTGGTTATCCTGAAGCACCTTATCCACCAGATTATGTGATGGAACACTTAAAAGGAGATATTCCACCAGCACTCAATCTTGTATGTTCTTCAAACTTTTGTTTTCATAGTAAGTGGTTACCTTACACCGCTTGGGAAACTTGGAGAGGTGATGATTACAGAACAGCATCTTCATTAGCTGCCAAAATAAATAAAAATAACGCGATATACGAAGTAGTAATAGATAAAAGAAAAAAACAAAAAAATGGATAAAGAAGTATTAGTTTTTCAAGGACCGGCATTCACACGAAGTGGATATGGAGACCATTGTAGAGATTTACTAAAATCTTTACGAGCAATGGATAGGTTTGATATTAAAATTATTCCACTACGTTGGGGAAACACTCCACAAAATCAAGTTGATGGTTCAACTGAGTTTGGTAAGTGGATGTTGGAGAGGGTAGTTACAAAGCTATCTCAAAAACCTAATGTATTTATACAAGTTTCAGTTGCAAATGAGTTTAATCCTATTGGAGACTATAATATTGGAATCACTGCTGGTGTAGAAACCACCGTTGTTCCTAAAGAGTTTATTGAAGGAGTAAATAAAATGGATTTAACATTGGTTCCATCTGAGTTTACAAAAACATCTTTGGTTGGAACTGTTTACCAGGAAAAAAATCAACAAACTCAACAAGTTGTAAATGAATTTAAAGTTACAAAACCTGTTGAAGTTTTAATGGAGGGAGTTGATTTGAGTGTATTCTTAGATTACAAAAAATCAGAATATGATATTCTCGAAGGAGTAGAATTTTGAATCATTACCAAAAAACCAACAACCAGGTCTTATTGTAAAAACATCATCAGCTGGATTTTCGGTAATGGATAGAGAAAGTATTAGAGAAAAGATTGATAGAATCACAGAATCATTTGGAGAAAAATGTCCACCTATTTACTTACTACATGGTGATTTATCAGAAAATGATTTAGCAAATCTATATCACCATCCTAAAGTTAAATCTATGATTTCATTTACCAAAGGAGAGGGGTATGGTAGACCACTTGCAGAATTTGCACTGACTGATAAACCTATTATTGTATCAAAGTGGAGTGGTCATCTTGATTTTTTACCTGAAGATAAGACTTTATATTTGGAGGGTGATTTACAAAATGTCCATGAGAGTGCTGCAGATAAGTTTTTAATGAAAGAATCACAATGGTTTAATGTAAACTATTCGAAGGCAGCAAATACTATTTTTGATGTATTTAAAAACTATAAACAATACACAAAAAAATCAAAAGGTTTAAAATCAAATATTGTCAAAAACTTCTCTTTGGACAAAATGAATGAGATATTTATTGACATTATCACGAAATATGTTAAAGAAAAACCAAAAGTAGTTCCATTTAAACTTCCAAAACTAGAAAAAGTAAAATAATGAAGAAGATTTTAGTAACAGGTGGAGCCGGTTTTATTGGAACTAATCTTATCAAAAGGTTACACGAAGAAGGTCATCGAGTAGTATCACTCGATGATTATGAAACTGGTTCTGAAAACAACCACATCGAAGGAGTAAAGTATATCAAAGGTGATATTGAAATGTTACCTTATATTAGTGGTGAGTTTGATATTGTATATCACTTAGCCGCTCTTGCTCGTATTCAACCATCGTTTGAGAACCCACTTGAAACTTATAGAGTAAACACCACAGGAACACAAATCGTTTGTGAGTGGGCAAGAAAACATGGAGTAAAGATGATTTACTCAGGCTCATCTTCAAGATGGCATGACCCACTACAATCACCATACGCAACCTACAAAAAGTTGGGTGAAGATATTGTAAAGATGTATAAGAAAGTATATGGTTGTGATTTTGAGATTACTCGTTTTTACAATGTATATGGACCACATGAAATCATAGATGGAAAGTGGGCAGCTGTGATTGGTATTTTTCAACATCAAGTGTTTAACTCAGAACCTATTACAATCGTTGGTGATGGTGAACAAAGAAGAGATTTTACTCATGTAGATGATATCATTGATGCACTTGTAAAGATTGGATTTGGTGATTACAAACACGAAGATGGGTGGGAACTTGGAACAGGTCAAGATTACTCAATCAACGAAGTATATGAAATGTTTTGTGAAAGATTTGGTGAGTTAGAAAAAGTAAACTTACCAGACCAAAAAGGAAACTATCGTAAAACACTTCGTGAAAACGATGATAGTTTAGAAGTTTTAGATTGGAAACCAACTGATAGATTAAAAGAATATATCAACTCATTATAATGAATTTTGCTTCACTATACAAATCATTTATAAGAACTTCCAAAAGAGTAACTCCAACTGCAATGGAGACAAATAAGATTTACCTTTTAAAATCTTATGAATACTCAAGTGGAAAAACAGAAACTTTCTCAGGTAAAGACTTGGTTCTTATATTTGTTTTTGGTATATTTGAAAAAGAAGTTCATGCTTTGAAGTTGAATACAATAAATCCTGATGTATTTTTCAGATGGATGAAACGGTCTTCAAGTAGAAGAGTAACTGATAAAATGCTAAATGAATCTGATTTAAAATCTTTATTAAAGAAAAGTGAAGAATCAGGTCAATCATTTTTCAAATCACGAATCAAAGGAAATGCTGTTTATAAAATAGAACCAAGAGCTTACAGAACTTATAAACTATTCAATATAAAAAACATAGATGAAGTTTATTTAAAAAGAGAAAAACTTGAAAGTATATTTGGTTCACCAACAATAACAGATGAAAAAGAACAACAACTTGATAAAAAACGAGTTGAACCAAAAGAACTTGGTAAAGAAGTATCTGAAAAGGGTAAACCAACTGAATCTCAAGAAGAAACATCAATGGATGACTTCTTTGATGCGGCAATGGATATAATAAATAAAGAATAATAGATTATGATAAATGTTACTTATGCGATTACAGTTTGTAATGAGTTAGAAGAAATAACAAGATTGGTAGATTTCCTTTTACCAAAACTTCGTAGTGAAGATGATATTCTCATTCAGTATGATGAAGATGGTGTAACTAAAGAAGTAAAATCTTACTTAGATATTGTATCTCAACTAAATCAACAAGTATCTGTAATAGGATTTCCTCTCAACAATGATTTTGCATCATTTAAAAATAACCTAAAGAATCATGCACAAGGTATTTTTATTTTCCAAATAGATGCAGATGAAATACCACATGAATACTTGGTAACAAATATGGGAGACCTTTTAGAGGCCAACAAAGAAGTAGATTTGTTCTTTGTTCCAAGAGTAAATACAGTAAAAGGTTTGACAAGTGAGCACGTTAAAAAGTGGGGATGGCAACTAAATGAAGAAGGTTGGATAAACTGGCCAGATGTTCAAACAAGAATATACAGAAGAACTTCTGAAATAGAGTGGGTAGGTAAAGTTCATGAACGAATCGTTGGATACAACACAATGACTATTTTACCAACAGAGGAGATATTTGCCCTCAAACACCCAAAAGATATTGAAAGACAAGAAAAACAAAACGAATATTACGAAACATTATAAGTTATGGAAGGAACATTTAAACCATTAGGAGATAGAGTCCTAATCAAACCAGAATCACTTGGTGAAAAGAAAACTGAAAGTGGATTGATTCTTACTGATACGGCACAAAGAGGTGCAAGAGTATATGGAGAAGTTGTATCTATTGGAACAGGTATCTTTTCACAATCAGGTGCAAGAATCCCAATGACGGTTCAAGTTGGTGATACTATTATGTATGAACATGATATGGCGGGTTCACCTATTGAGATTGGAGAAGAAAAGTATTTATTATTTCACGAACATCAATTACTTGGAGTAGTTAAAAAATGAGTTCACCACTAACATTTTGTATATCAACATATAACAATCTCGAATACCTAAAGATTGCAGTAGATAGTGTTCGAAAAAACTCACACTTCAAAGATGCACCCTTCATCATTCATGCTGAAAACTGTGATGATGGAACGGATGAGTGGTTAGAACAAAACTCAGAAAAATACAATCTTGAATATTTCATAGATAAAAACGAATCACCTATTGGTATTGGTGGTGGAATGAACTTTTGTGCAGAAAGAGTAAAGACTGAATACATTATGTTCCTTCATTCAGATTTCTATGTAACCAAAGATTGGGATTTGGACTTACTAAAAGTTTACGAAAAATACCCAAACGAAAAACTATGGGTAAACTCACATAGAGTAGAACCACAGATGTTTCCAAACTCACAAGGTAGATGGGGAACTGTGGTGGTGCCTAAAGATATGTTTGGTGCATACCACCACGATTTTATATCTGATACCTTTGATAAGTGGGTAGAAATGTTTAAAAAAGAAAACGATTTCGAAATCCCAAAAGGTGAGGGTGTAAGTGGACTAATCAAAAAAGAACATTGGGATGAAATAGGGGGTAATGACCCACTATTTGCACCGGCATCTTATGATGATATGGATTTATTCCTAAGAATGTTACAAAATGGATTTAGATTTATTCTACCATCTTCATCAGTTGTTTGGCACTTTGGAGCACGAGGTTCACATAGATTAGAGGAAAACGATGGTAAAAGTTCTGAAAGACAAATAAAATCAGAACAAAAAAATATACAAAAGTGGATTCAAAAATGGGGTAGACCACCTGTTTTTGATGAATATGGAATGATTAAAGATTTTGATTAATGGAAAAAATAGTTCTTTATTGTAAGACATATTATAATGATTTACATAGAATAAAAAGATTAGTAGAATCTGTAAAACAGTATAATAAAGATAATATACCATTTTACATATCAGTTCCAAAAGTTGATGAAAAGCTTTTCAAAGATAACTTAGATACTGAATATGTAAACTTAATAGTAGATGAAGATATTATTGAGTTTGAATATACTCAAGAAGAACAAAGACAAATAGGTTGGTATTTACAACAAATCGTTAAATCTTCTTTTTGGAAACTTGATATTTGTGAAAACTATGTGTGTATTGATTCAGATTCATATTTCATTAAAGACTTTTATGTTTCAGATTTTATGTATAATGATATAACTCCTTATACAGTAATGCATGAACAAAAAGAGTTGTTTGAGTTTACATCAAGATATCATGAACACATAGGTCATGACCCTCAAATAGGATTTGGTGATGATAGAAGTAAAATAATGAAAATGTTTCAAAGAGAGGGTAGGTTATATGATTTTGGCCCCTCACCAACTATATGGTCATCAACAGTATGGAAACTATTGTATGAAACACAGTTAAAGCCACAAGAGTTGGATATTTCTGAAATAATAAAAATGGTTCCTTCTGAGTTTACTTGGTATGGTGAGTTTCTTTTAAAGTCTAGACCGATTGATATTGTTCCTATTCAACCCTTATTTAAAGTATTTCACTTTAAACCACAATATGATTTTTACAAACAACAAGGATATACAGAGGAAATGTTCTCCAAAAACTATATGGGGATAGTTCTTCAATCTAACTTTAGTCCAACTGAAAAATATTAATATGGCAAACGGAATCTACAAAATAACAGAAGAGTTTGAAGAAAAACTAGGACAATACACAGGTGCAAAATATGTTGTAACTGTTGATAATATGAGTAATGGTTTATTCTTAGCACTTTATTACGAAAACAAAGTAAAAAATAGAACTGAAGAAGTTATTACTATTCCAAGTAGAACTTATCCATCAGTTCCTTGTGAGATTATTCATGCTGGATTAAAAGTTGATTTTGAACCTATTGAGGGTAAGACTATTAAAGGTGCGTATCAACTTAAAGGTTCCAATGTATGGGATTCTGCACTTACTTTTACTGCAGATATGTATAAACCAAATACACATATGTGTGTATCTTTTACAGGCCCTTACAAACATTTCAAACTATCCAAAGGTGGAGCAATCTTAACTGATGATTATGATGCATATCTTTGGTTCAAGCGAGCAAGATATAGTGGTAGAAGAGAAATGTCTTACCACGATGACCATTTTGATATGATAGGATGGAACTTCTATATGATGCCAGAACTTGCAGCAAGAGGAGTTCTTCTTATGAATCAGTTTTACGATACCAATGGAAATAAAAAACAAAATGAAGATTTAGAACTTCCTTATCCTGATTTAAGTAAGTTTGATGTGTATAAACAATAGAGTATGTTTTTATCTAAAGAAGAAATAGAAAACATAGGTTTCAAATCAGTTGGTGAGAATGTTCTCATATCTGATAAATGTTCTATATACTCACCTCAAAATATTGAAATAGGTAGTAATGTTAGAATAGATGATTTTACTATATTATCACCATCTACTTCTTTAAAGATAGGTAACTATGTTCATATCGCTTGCTACTCATCGATTATTGGAAAGGGTGAAATAATCCTTGAGGATTTTGTTGGTATTTCTGGTAGAGTATCGATTTATAGTAGTTCGGATGATTATACAGGAATGTCAATGACAAATCCAATGATTCCAAATGAGTTTAAAAAAGTAACCAATGGTAAAGTTCATATCAAAAAACACACTATTATTGGAGTGGGAAGTGTGATACTTCCAAATGTTACTATTGGTATGGGTAGTTCAATATACTCCCAAACTTTGATAAAGGAAGATTGTGATGAACTTGGCGTTTACTTTGGAATACCAGCTAAAAAAATAGGAAATAGATTAAAACGATTTTTAGATTATGAAAAGAAGTTTATTGGAAATAATAAATGAAGTATTATCTGATTCAGATTCTCAAGTAGAATCTATTACAAGTGAAACAGATTTAAGAAATGATTTGGGTATGGATTCTATGAATCTTGCCCTATTGACTGTTTTAATCGAGGATGAGTATGGAGTTGATGTGTTTGAAGATGGAATGGTATCAACAGTTGCTGATATTGAAAAAAAGATAAATGGATAACTTTCTTCTAAATAATACAGAATCTGAAACAGATTTGGGTATTTTAGATTTTATTGAAAAGGTTGACAATAAAGAAGATATTGTTTTTCAAACATCGGGCACAACAGGTGAACCTAAATATATAAATCACACATTTGAATCACTAACTAAAAATATAAAAATAAGTGATAACCTTTCAAATGTAGTTTGGGGATTAACTTACGATTACAAAAAGATAGCAGGTTCTCAAGTTATTTTACAATCTTATCTTAATAATGGTAAAGTTGTAAATCTGTTTGGTAAAACAAAAGAAGAAATAACAAGACTAATAACTAAACATAATATAACTCACATATCAGCAACACCTACATTTTATAGATTATTTTTAGGAAATGAAATCTTTAATAAAGTAAAACAAATAACTCTTGGTGGTGAGGTTGTAAGTAAATCTCTAATAGATAAACTTAAAAAATCATTTCCAAGTGCCAATATAACAAATATATACGCACTTACAGAGTTTGGAACCTTGTTTTCTTCTAATGATTATTATTTTGAAATATCAGAAAAAAATAGTATATTAGTAAAGATAGAAAATAATCGTATTTTTGTCAATCAAGATGGGTGGAAAGATACGGGTGATGTAGTGGAAATGATTGATGATACTAAGTTTCAGATTATTGGTAGAGAGTTTAATATGATTAATGTTGGTGGGGTTAAGATAAATCCTATTAAAGTAGAAAATGTAGTAAACTCTTTTGATTACATCAAAAACTCAGTTGTTTATTCCAAAAATAACTCTGTTATGGGTAATGTGGTTATGTGTGATGTAGTTTTAAATCAAAGTGTGGATAAAAGTAAGATAAAACAAGATTTAAAAGAACATCTTACTTCATATGAAATGCCACTTAAAATAAACATTGTTGATAATATAGAAACAAACTCAACAGGTAAAATACTAAGAAGATGAAAACTATTTTATTGACAGGAGTATCAAAAGGATTAGGACTTGTTATATTAAAGAACTTGTTAGAAGATGGTAATACTGTTTATGGAATAAGTAGAACATCTAATGATGAAGTTGAACAAATAAAATCCAAGTTTACAGATTCATTTATACACTTACAATACGATTTGAGTTTAGAAGAATCTGTTAAAGATTTGAATAAGTATATTTTGAAGAATAAAATAAAGTTTGATTCATTTGTAAACAACGCAGCGGTAGCATACGATGATATCATTACAAATGCAAACTTTGATAAGTTGGATTTTATGTTTAAAACAAATGTTTTAAATCCAATAATGATTACAAAATCTATTTTGAGAAACTTTATACTTAATAAAAACAATGGAAGTATTATACACATCTCAAGTATAAGTGTCCATACAGGATATAAAGGATTATCAATGTATGCATCTACTAAAGGAGCTTTAGAGGCTTTTTCAAAAAACACTGCCAGAGAATGGGGTGAGATGGGTATTCGTTCGAACTGTATAGTTTGTGGATTTATGGAAACCAATATGAGTGATACTTTAAGTAGTGAACAAAAGAATAGAATATACAAAAGAACATCTTTAAAAAAAGAAACAAGTAAAGAATCAGTTGCAGAAACTATAAACTTTTTAATATCAGATAAATCAGAATCTATTACAGGACAAAATCTGTTTGTGGATTCAGGAACAATATAACTATGAAGGTATTTTGTATAGGGGCAAATAAAACAGGAACAACAAGTTTATATCATGAATTTGTAAGATTGGGGTTCAATGTTCCACATCAAGAAGATTTTGAAAGATTATTTCCAATTTATAAGGAAGGAAAATACGAAGAAATAGCTGATATGTGTCAAGAGCATGATTTCTTTCAAGATATACCCTTTTCTTTGCCAAACTTGTATAAAACACTTCATAAAAAGTATCCTGATGCAAAGTTTATTTTATCAGTTAGAAATAGTGAAGATGAGTGGTATCAATCAACTATAAGATGGCACAAACAACTATTTAGAGGAAAACTTCCTAGTATAAGTCAGTTAAAAAGCTGGACTATACAAAACTTTTCTGTTTGGGATTTACATCAAAAAATATATGGAGTAACAGAAGATGACCCGTATAATGAAGAAAAGTTCAAATCTTTTTATAGAAAACATAATGAAGATGTTATACGATACTTTTTAGGTAACCCAAACTTTTTAATACTTAACTTATCATCTCAGTATGCATATCAAAACTTTCAAAACTTTTTAGGTATAAAAACCAGATTTAATAATTTTTTACACTCAAATAAAACAAAAAAAATGACAGAATTTAAAGCAAAAGCAGACAAAGAAAGTTCATCAACCGAAAAGAAATATTCATTCTTCGCAGGAAGATGGCAACCACTACACAAAGGTCATTTGTGGCTTATCAACGAAAGATTAAAAGAAGGATATAATGTTTGGTTAGGAATCAGAGATGTAAAACCAGATGAAAAGAATCCTTGGACTGCGGAAGAAGTTTTGGAGATGGTAAAAGAAGGACCACTTAAAGAACTTATTGAAGATGGTAAGGTTCTACCAACTATTATACCAGATATTGAATCAATTAATTATGGTCGTGGTGTTGGATATGATATTATCGAGCACGTTCCTCCAAAAGAAATAGGAGAAATATCTGCAACATCTATTAGAGAAAAAATGCGAGAAGAAGGTTTACTATAATGAATAGGTGGAACTTAGTATATTGTTTTACCAAAAGATTATCTAAGAATGAACAAAATTTTAAAAATATTTTGTATTCACTTAAAAAATCTGTTGAGTTAGCATCTAGGTTTCATAATATCAGAATAATAACTGATGAAAACACTATAAATTTTTTAGATGATATTGGTGTTCAAAAACAAATATATGATTTTGGTGAGTTAAGATTTCTCGATGATATAAAAATATCAGTATTACCACATATATTAGAAAATGAAATTTTGATAGATCCTGATGTTTTTTTGTATAAAGAACTTAGAATATCAAGTGATTGTGATTTATATGCTGAAAGACCTGAAAGTATAAGAGATGAATGGTATAAAAACGATTATGAGCCTGCTAAAAAGTTTAAGTTTTCAAAATATATAGATTTTTATTCCGAGTCAGGAAATGTATCAAACATAGGAATATTAAAGTTTTTTAATCAAAAGCTTTTGAATGAATATATATCAAAGTATAACCTAGTCAAAGAAATAGCACTTAGTGAAAGAAGTAAATTAGAGCCATTTCCAAAATACTCAATATTATTAGGACAACTATTACTTCAAAATATAATAGACTATGGTTCATATACTGTAAAATATGTAAGAAGTAATCCTTATAATGAATATTATCATTTAGCAGGTGAAAATAAATATGAAAGGGGATTCTTGGAAGAAAAACTAGAAAAGAAAAACGAAGATACATTAATATAAATGGTTTCAGTAAAAAGACATTTAGTAAAAACTATTACTTGGAGAATCATAGGAACATTAGATACAATGATTTTATCTGGTTTGATTACAGGTTCTTGGAAACTTGGATTGACTATTGGTGGAGTTGAGGTAATCACCAAAATGGTTCTTTATTTTCTTCATGAACGAGCTTGGTATAAGTTTTCGAGATTTGGACTTAATAAAAAAATAGACAAATGAAAATTATTATTGCAGCACCAGGATATGAAACTAAATGGGGTGGTATTATAGCACTCCATAAACTTTGTCATGTATTAAATGAGGTTGGCTTCGATTCCTATATGATTAACTTTACCGGTAATGGGAAAGGCATTAATCTTAATCCAAATTTTAACACGAAAAATATAACAATTGGTGAAGTTGATAAAGATAAAGATATCATAGTTTATCCAGAAATAGTAAGTGGTAACCCATATAAAATGAAAAAGTGTGTAAGGTATATACTATTTTATAATAAAGTTAGAAACAAATATAAGACATGGGATAAAAAAGACTTTTGGATTTATTATACAGAAGCTTTTTATGATGAAATGAAACCAAAAAATATACTTACTATTTTTGATACGATGGTTGATTTTTATAAAGATTTAGGAAAAGAAAGAAATAATAAATCTGCTTATTCTCGTAGGAAAATAGCTGATTATGACCATGTATCTAAAGAATATCATGAAGATGATTCTGTTTTTATAGGAAATAATACATTTAGTCCTAAAGAATACCTTGATATGTTTAACACTTATAAAAGATATTATACATATGATAACGATAGTTACACTAACACCATTTCAGCTTTATGTGGATGTGAAACTATTATAGTTCCTGTTAATGGAATAAGTGCAGAAGAGTTTAAAAGAAAGCAACCAACTCAAAGATATGGAGTTTGTTATGGGTTGGAAGATATTGAAAACTCTAAAAATGTTTATAAGTTAAGAGAAGACCTTATAAACCAAGAAAAAAATCAGTTAATTCAAACTAATGATATGTTTGACAAAATTGTAGATTATTTTAAGAAAAATGGGTAAAACTTTAGCAGTAATATTACATTACAACACACCTGAAATGACCGATAGGTTATTTGGACAACTCAAACCATACGAAAGAGAAGATTACGATTTAGTGGTTTTGGATAATGGTTCACCTGAAGAAGGTAGGAGTTTGAATACAACTTATCGTTCTCCTCAAAATGTTTACTTTGGTGGTGGATTAAATATGACGATGCAACTTGTATTAGATAATTCACAATACGATTCTCTTTTATTTCTAAACTCAGATTTGATAGTCCATGGTTATAACTTTGTAAAAACTTTGAGAAAAGAAATGTTCGAAAGTGATTACAAGATTATTTCACCAGCGGTTATGCAACCTGAAAAGAACCAATGTTTCTGGCCAACAATGCACAACTGGCAATCAACCGAAACTCGTGATGTTCCTTGGATTGACTTTCAATGTCCACTTATCCATAGAGATTTGATTGAAGAAATCAAACAGTTTGATGATGATTTGATTTTTGGTTGGGGTAACGATGTTTATTCAGGTCTTATTTGTAGAGAAAAAGGTTGGAAATGTGGTGTGGTAGATTTTGCACCTGCAATACACTTATCAAATGCCACAGTTCAGAAAAACCAAGATGATGATATAATCAAAAACTATAATCAGTATGCTGAAAGAGGAATGGTTACCTTTTTCCAAAAGATTGGTAGATTGCAAGATTTAATAGATTTACGAGAAGAAGCACAAAACTACGAATATGAAAAATAAGATTCTTTATCAACAACACATTATGTGGTATGAATCAAAGATGTTAAATGAAACACTTGATTCACTACAAGAAGCACTCAAAAACTCTAAGTTAGAAGTAGATTTATGGTTTTGTTTAAACTCACAAACAGAACTTGAAAAGCCTATTGAAGGAGAGGCTGAAGATATGTTCAAAGAGTTTATCAATCATCCAATAATGAAAAAGGCGAAAATCGTAAAGAAAACTGATAAAGACCCATTCTACAACATTGGTGATTGGAGAAGAGAAGTTTACGATAAAGAATACAAATACACAGTTTGGGGAGAGAGTGATTGTTTACTTCCAAAAGACTTCTTTTACATACTTTCAGAAGTAAACTTCGAACCACCACACCTACTTTCATTTGCAAGTAGAAAGATGTGGGATGATAGTTGGGATTGTGTAGAACATAAAGATTTAGTAAAGTATCCACGAACAGAAGAAAATCCATATCAAGCACCTAAACCATATAACTCATCAGATGTAATCACACAAAAAGAAGTAAATGAGTTTAATGATAAGTTTGATATTGAGATACACCAAAACAATGTAGTAAAAGTAGATGGTTCTCTATTGTGTTTATCAGGAGGTATTGATTTTCCATTTATACCAGAAGATATGCACTTTGTTCGAGAAGATTATTGTGCAGAAACTGTATTTAATATGAAACACATTCCACAATATGTGGTTAAAACAAGAATCAAAGGACATAACTACGGCCACCCATTGAAAAGAACTAACACAGAAGCTAAAAGAAGTGATGGTCTTTTCAAAGAATACGAAATGAAATCAAGTATTGCAGCAATAAACTTTATTAAATCTTACCAAATATAATATGATTAGTTACATTATTCCTTCACACAACAATCTAAGACATTTAAAAAATGTTTACGATTCAATCCAAAGAAACTCACCTGAATCAGAAGTAATCTTACTTGATGATGCTTCCACAGATGGAACTTGGGAGTGGATTCAAGAACAAGATGTTATTTCTTACCAATCACCAACACGAGTTGGGCACACTATTTTGTATGATAAAGGAATACAACTTGCTACAAACGATATAGTTGGTATTCTTCATGCCGATATGATTATTGGACCTAACTATACTGAAAATGTATTAAAACATTTGAAAGAGGGAACAGTAGTTTGTGGAACACGAGTAGAACCACCTTTACATCCAGAAGGAAAAGAAAAGATAATCAAGGATTTTGGAATGGATTTCGATACACTTGATATTGATTCATTCGAAACTTTTTGTGTAGAGAATCAGTTTACCTTTGAAGGTCAAACCACAAAAGGTATGTTTGCTCCTTGGATAATCTACAAAAAGGATTTCCAAGAAATGGGAGGACATGACCCAATCTTTGCTCCATTCCCATTTGAAGATAGTGATATTTTCCAAAGATGGATTCTTAGTGGATATGAACTTATCCAATCACGAGATGCTTTTGTATATCACTTGACTTGTAGAGGACATCGTTGGACAGAAGAAATAGGTAAAGATGATGATTACTTCAAGGCTGCTACAAATAGAGCACAAAGAAACTACCTAAGAAAGTGGGGAACTTGGATACAAAACGATGAGTTCCAGCATCCAATAGTTCCACCAAAGTATGATATTCAGTATCGTTTGTTTAACGCAACTCAACTTACACTCTCAGTTCTTGAACCACTTTGTGACCACATCAATGTAGATTTAACACAAGAACAAGTAGATGATTATATCAACTTAGAACAACCCAATACTCTGTTTGACTTATCGAAAAAGATATCTACATTTACCTCACCAGATTCTGATATAAAAGTAAGGATTGATGGAAACAAAATCACCAATGATACTATAAATGTATTACAACAACTACCTCATATCATCAAAGATAGTGGAGAGGTGGGTAAGTTCAAGATTGGTGATATTGAGATTACTATTGATAGGATAAATGAGTATCAAGACCAACTTGGAAAAATAGATACTCCTTACTATACAGAAAAACTCGTATAACAAACCTTTTATCATTTAATCTTATATTTATGAATATAAACAAATTTACTATGCGATTAAGCGATTTAAAAAATACTATCAGAGAGATTATTAGAAAACAGATGAGAGAATCTGTTCTCGATGATAAAGGTTTACAGAGAGTTGGGGTTGCTTTACCTCAAACAAAGGAAAAAGACCAAAAAGATATAACAGAAAACAACGATGGCGGATGTGGCTGTGGTTGTGGTTGTGGTGGTAAGTAATGGAAATGACTGAGTCTATATATACGGTTATAATAGCCATCATCACTGTCTTAGGTTCAGCTGGTGCGTGGAGATATTATGAGAAAAAAGCACAAATGAAAAAAGACGAGGATGATTTCATCCGCGATGACTGCAGAGATAGAATCCTCAAACTTGAGGCATTACTACAAAAAAGTTCTGATGAAAAAGATGAACTAAGAGAAACCGTATTGAAACTTACTAAAGAAGTTGCAGCACTTCATGTGAAAGTGGACTTCTTAGAAAAGGAAAATAGAAGATTGTTAGAGAGTAAATGATAAGTAGAAGTTTATTTACAGAAGCTAAGAAACTCCGTGTGTTTGACTTCGATGATACTTTGGTCAAAACTACCTCATATATCTATGTAACTCAAAAGAACGGTAAAAAGTTAAAACTTACACCAGGTGAGTATGCAGTATATAAGGAAAGACCAGGTGATGAATACGATTTTTCAGATTTTGATAATGTAAATGACCCAAAAATAATCAAAGGTTATTTTGAACTTTTGAAAAGAATGAAAAATAGTGGTGGTGATAGAGGAGTTTACATCCTTACCGCTAGAGCAAAATACAAACCTGTCTATGATTTTATCAAAGATAGTGGAGTAAAAGGAGTTTATGTTGTAGCTCTTGCAAGTAACAATCCTGAACACAAGGCTGATTGGATTGAACAACAAGTTAAAGATGAAGGTTACGATGATGTGTTTTTTGTAGATGATTCGAAGAAAAATGTTGATGCTGTTAGAAAGAGATTAAGGAGTTATCCTAATGTTAAATCAAAGATACAACACATAAAACACTCGTAAAGTATATTTATACCTATAAGATTTAATAGATGGCAAATTATTTAGTAGCTTCAGGAAGTAGAAAGATATCTCAACTAGAGATAGCAACGAATCCAATACCAGAAAATTCATCATCGGTAATGCCGATGGTTATAGGTGATACTTTCCCAATAACAAATGGAACAACTGTTCAGATAACTCCAAATGATTTTTTAAATACATTGGTGTGGAATGCATCAAATGTTTACACTCAATCAAATCAATTTAGGGGTGATAATGAATTTAGTGGAAGTAATAGATTTACTGGAAGTATAAATCTTGATGATTCCTTTTTAAATGCAGATTTCTTAACACCCGCTGGCGAACTATATAATACTACTCTTAGAGGTGGTATGGTTGCAGTTGGAGATTTTAATAATCCAGCTTTAATCACCGCTATAAGAATGAGAGCAACAAATGGACAGGGATTTGTCATTGAGGATGCTATCACTGCACCTGGTGTTCCTGCTGTTACTAGTTCTATTCTTTCAGTTGGACCTCTTGGTGGAGATGTTCAGATTCACAGAGAAACTCATTTCTCAGAAGATGTTTATATTACAGGTTCATTACGAGTTCAAGAGATTTTCTATGTATTTGAAACTGCATCTATTTTAAACTCATCTGGTTCAACTAACTTTGGTGATACAGGTGATGATACCCACAAATTCTCTGGTTCAATCTTATTATCGGGTTCTTTAGATATTATAGATGGGCAAACTTTAGATGGAGTTGATTTATCAGTATTTAGTGCATCAGTTCAAATAGAATCTCAATCATTTGCAGCAAGAGTAACTGAAAACTCACAATCACTTAGTTTACTAAGTTCATCTTATGAAAACTTTAGTGGTTCTCAATACAAGTTTGATTCGGGTTCGTTTTCATCTGATATAACTGAAAACTCTCAATCTCTTTCACTTTTAAGTAGCTCATATGAAAACTTTAGTGGTTCTCAATACAAGTTTGATTCAGGTTCATTCTCGGCAGATATTACTGAAAACTCACAATCACTTAGTTTACTAAGTTCATCTTACGAAAACTTTAGTGGTTCACAATATAATACAGATAGTAGTTCGTTCTCATCAGATATTACTGAAAACTCACAATCATTATCACTTTTAAGTAGCTCGTATGAAAACTTTAGTGGTTCTCAGTATAATACTGATTCGAGCTCATTCTCGGCAGATATTACTGAAAACTCACAATCATTATCACTTTTAAGTAGCTCGTATGAAAACTTTAGTGGTTCACAATACAATACTGATAGTGGTTCTGTATCTACTAGAATAACAGATTTAGAATCATTCTCATCTTCATTGGATAATACCTATGCAACTGATGTTGAATTGGCTACTGTATCTCAATCATTTGAAACAGATATCGATAACCTAAGTGGTTCAATATCTACAAGATTTACAGGAAACGAAACAGATATTTCAAACTTACAAACTGATAGTGGTTCGTTCTCAACTCGTGTAACAACCAATGAAACAGATATAAGTAACTTAAAAACTGATAGTGGTTCATTCTCAACTAGAGTAACTACAAATGAAACTGATATTAGTAACTTACAAACAGATTCAGGTTCATTCTCAACTAGAGTAACTACAAACGAAGGTGATATATCAAATCTTCAAACTGATAGTGGGTCATTCTCAACTAGAGTAACTACAAATGAAACTGATATTAGTAACTTACAAACAGATAGTGGGTCATTCTCAACAAGAATAACTACTAATGAAAATGATATAAGTAACTTACAAACTGATAGTGGGTCATTCTCAACTAGAGTAACTGACCAAGAAAGTTTTTCATCATCGTTTGACTCAAATGTATTAGAGTATAATAACTCAGTAGGTGTAGTTAGTGGTTCTTCACAAGTTGTATTTAACGATACATCTTTCAACCCATTCATTTCTACATCAGCTGCAATATCCGCTTCAAATCACCTTATACCTTCGGATAACGAAGTATATGATTTAGGAACACCAACTCAAAGATGGAGAGACCTTTACTTATCAGGTTCTACCATTGACTTAGGTGGATTACTTATCCAAAGAAGTGCAGATGGAGATGTTCAGTTTATAGATAGTGCTTCACAAGCCACAAAATCTGTAACGATTGATTCTATTACTGGTTCTTTAACCGTAACTGAAAACTTGACAGTTGGTGGTAATATAACTGCACAACAGTTTTATACCGAATATGTAACTTCATCTGTAATATTTGAATCTGGTTCAACTAGATTTGGTGATACAGCAGATGATACGCATGAGTTTACTGGTTCATTAGATGTAAGTGGTGCTACAATTACTAACAATCTTATTATCAATACCGTTACTGGAAATAATATACCATATAAAAATAACGCTACCGGATTTTTAATTGATTCTCCTTTATCATATGACCCTGTTACTACTATATTTGATTATACTTCAGGTGGAGGAACTACATACTTTACATTAGATGAAAATCTTGAAGAAAGTAGATTTAATACCGATGTTCAAGTTACTGGTTCACTTGATGTGAGTGGTTCTATAAATCTTACTTCACATGGAGCAAATGGTATTATTCTAAATGCAGATGTGAATAACGGACCAACAAGTGGACGAGTAATCTTTATGAATGACTCTGGTGCTGGATATACCATAATGAATGAACTTGGTAGATTGAGTTTCAGAAGTGGTTCAATACCAGGTTCTACATCTGGTGTGGAAAAGGCTAGACTTTTATCAAACGATGACTTTGAACTTACTTCTGGTAACTTTAAAGTGGCAAATGGAAATGGTATTGATTTTTCTAATACTTCCGATGCCTCTGGTATGACCTCCGAACTACTTGATGATTACGAAGAAGGAACTATAAGTGGAACAGTAACAGGAATTACAGCAACCACCAATACTGTAACTGGAACTTATACAAAAATAGGTAATTTGGTAACAGTTCATTTTTATGTAGTTATTACAGGTAAATCAAGTGGTTCAGGAAATCCATATTTAAGTTTACCATTCACTGCCGATGGAACTGGTATATCTGTCGGAAAGTTGGGAGGACTTACATCATTAAATACAATTATATCGGGACTTGAATATATGGGATTGTATGGTAGTAATGGAAACCTTTATGCACATGATAGTAGTGGAGCTTATATAGGTCAGAGTAGTTGGTCAGATGGTGAATTAGGAGTTACTATAACTTATAGAGCATTATAATAAAAATAAATAAAAATGGCATTATTAGAAAAACAAATAGTAGATAAAGTAGAACTTGTAGAAACAAACCACATACAAGTTAGAACTGCGAATATCATTGAGAAGGATGGTCAAGTGGTTGCAAAATCATTTCATAGACACGTTCTTTCTCCTGGTGATGATGTAAGTGGTCAAGACCCAAAAGTCCAAGCCATTGCAAATGCAGTTTGGACTGAAGAAGTGATTGCTGCATACTCTGCTTCATTATCAGAAATCTAGAAAATCAATAGTTATATTAAACAATAATCTATGGCAAAAATATATTGGCTAACTGGTCAGCCAGGAGCAGGTAAAACCGTTCTAGCAAAGAAACTAGTAGAGTTCCTACAAACAGAAAAAAGAAATTGGAGAAAACAAGTATTTCATCTCGATGGTGATGATTTACGAGAACTTACAGTAAACAAAGATTACTCCAAAGAAGGTAGAATCAACAACATCAGACGAGCACAAATGATTGCTGAATACATCTACAAAAACGATTGTGATGTAGTAGTATCTTTAGTTGCTCCTTATCTTGAAGTTCGTGAAGAGTTCAAAGATAAGATTGGAGAAGATTTTGAAGAGTTCTATGTTCACACTACACAGAAAAGAGAAAGAGACCATTTCCATGCTAAAGACTATCAAAAACCAGAAGTAAAATACTTCGATGTAGATACTACTAAAGATAATCCAAATCAATCATTCACAAAGATAATCCACTATTTAAGAGAGAATAATCAAATCTGATATACTTATAATAAACAAGTTATAACTATATCAAAATAGATTATGAAAAACTATAAGGATTATCCTGATTATGACCCTACAAGGGACTTATCACTCGCACCCAAACCATCTACACGAAAAAGAGGTTTAGGAGCAAAACCATTACTTGAACACGAAATAGTAGATGCTCAAAAGAAGGCCAGAAGTGCTGCAGAAGCTGCACGATTACTTGGAGTATCTTACAACACTTACAAGAAATACGCCAAACTATATGGTGTATTTGAAGATTTGAAGAATCAAGCGGGTGTTGGTATTCGTAGAGTAAATCCAAAAACAGGTGAACTCTATTCCCTTGATGATATATTGGAAGGTAAATACCCAAACTATCCAATATGGAAACTGAAAAAGAGATTACTTCATAATGGTTACCTAAAAGAAGAATGTTCAACTTGTGGATATTGTGAAAGAAGAATCACAGACCACAAAGTTCCTATCTTATTGGACTTTATAGATGGAGATAAAAAGAACTTCTCCTATGATAACTTACGAATGTTATGTTACAACTGTTATTTCCTCGAAGTAGGTAATCTTTCAGGCCCAAAGAAAAATTTCTTGTATTAGACTTGTATAATCGAATTTAATATCGTATATTTGTATCAAATAAAAAAGTATGAGTTATATAATCGGTAATAAATGTGTGAGTGTATGTGATACAGCGTGTGTTCATGTATGTCCAGTAGATTGTATCAATGGACCAATCGATATCAATGGATTGGGACAAGAAGTTGAAAACATGAGTGAAGAAGAAAAACAAGGTCTTCAACTTTATATCAATCCTGAAGAATGTATCGATTGTGGAGCTTGTGTTCCTGAATGTCCTGTTGATGCTATTCACGAAGATGAAGAGGCAACTATTCGGGCGGAAGGTAGTGATGAATCAGTTAGAAAAAATTACGAGTTTTACAATCTCGAATGGAATAAGTAATCAATTAAATTTTTTTATATATTATGGCAAAATTCTTTGAAGTTACAGTTGAAGTTGAAGTAGCAACTCTTAAAAATGGAAATCCTAAATTAAAAAAGGAAATCTATTTAGTAGATGCACAATCAGTAACAGAAGCTGAATCACGAGTAGTTAGTGATTTTGAAAACTCGGGTGTTCAAATCGATTACAAAGTGAGTGGAGCGAAAGAAAGTAGAATTATTCGAGTTATTGAGTAATGGACGAAACTAAACAAATTATATCTGACCTTCAATACAAGGTAGATGATATTGAAGAAATAGTTGATGAGTTAGAAGATAGAGGAGTCGATATAGAAGGACTTCGTGATGCACTCGCAACTTTTTGGACTGAATATCATTCTTTATCAGAAGATTATGAATTATGAATAAAGAACCAAAAGTAGAAGTAGAGGAAATAAAAACTAAGGTGGCAAAGAGAAGACCTCCAGGTGATTCGTGGATTCCATTAGATAACACCACTCTAGTCTTTGATTCTTTGACAGATGTATTAGAATACACCTACCAAAAGAAAGGTAATACACAGTTTTATATGGATGCCAGAGAGGGGTTTGTTTATGTGGTAGAAAAAGAGGAAAAGGTTATTCAACCAGAACCAGAAAAAAGATACTCATTATACGGTGAGTATTAAACTTTCATAGATTTATTTTATATTTATATCTATGAAATCGCGGAGAACTAGAAGAATACCTTTGGCAGAAATACTGATATTAGGCTCAGTAGTTAGTAGTATTCTATTCTCTGTTTATCTATTCACATATTCAGAAAAACAACAACTTGCATTCTTTATAGGTTTATGGCCTCCAACTCTTATGGGGGTCATAAACTATATAAACATTAAATTTAAAATGTAGTTTATGAAAAAAGCGTTATGGGTAGGTTTAGGACTTATTTTTGTAGGTCTGGCTTACATAGGAACAATCCTACCTGGAGTTCCAACAACATTCTTCGTTATTTGTGCCGCTTGGGCATTTTCGAAATCATCTCCAAAGTTTGATAAATGGATTCACGAACACAAAGTGTTTGGAAAATACCTTACAAATTGGGAACAAAAAAGAGTTTATCCTAAAAAAGGTAGATATATGATGGTAGGTGTAATGACACTTTCACTTATCTCAATGTATTTTACAGTTCCACTACGAGTAGTTGGGTATGCAGCTATCACATTTTTACTTATTATTATTTGGGCTTTCAGATATCCTGGTTCAGTTGAGGAGTATGAAAAACGAGTAAAAGAGGGTAAAAAAATCGGTTGGCTAAAATAATATCGTTTTTATCACTTTCTATATATTTACTATAAATTTAGTAAAATATGGATATCACAGAAAAAATAAACGATATAATCACACAACTTGAAGATTCAGTATCTTATGAAGATTGGAAGGGTGTAGAAGAGGCTATTAAAGAACTCAACTTTGTAAATGAAGACCTACAATCAGACTTTCCATTTGATGATTTAGAGGAAGATTTTTAAATTTTAACAAAACTTTAACACTTTTTTGCTTGACCGAGTGGGGAAAAATCATTATTTTTACTATGTAAAATAAAAGATAACCCTATGAAAGTAATCAAGTCAAAGTATGGAAACTCTTCTTTTTGGTTAGACAAGTTCGATACCGATGTAGAAGAGGATTTCCTTACAGAAAACGAAAAAGATAATCTCAACTTGTTTGCTCTTGCTTCTCGAAAAAGAGCGATAGGAAACTATGTTTCTATTCTAACAGGTAAACAATACCCAATCAAGTTTAAAACTCGTGGTGATTCTTATACTGATGGTGAATCTATTGTGATTTCATCAAAGATTGAAGAACCAAAAGATTTTGATGTAGCAGTTGGGTTAGCACTTCACGAAGGTTCACACCTAAAACTTTCAGATTTTGAGTTTCTAAAAAACTTAGAAACAACCATCTTTTACAAGATTGATAGTGAGTTGGATAAGAAACTCGAAGAACTTGTAATCACACGAAATGAAGTTTATGGTATTGTAAAGGATATCCTAAACTATGTAGAGGATAGAAGAATCGATAACTTTGTTTATAGAACTTCACCTGGTTATCGTGATTACTATGTTTCATTATACGATAAATACTTCAACAACTCACTTATTGAGAAAGGTTTGAAATCGGATGAATATACTGATGAAAATCTTGATTCATATATGTTCAGATTGATTAACCTACATTCAAAGAACACTAGATTAGATACTCTCAAAGGATTACGAGAAATCTACAAACTTGTTGATTTGAAAAGAATAGGTAGATTGAAATCTTCGGAAGAAGCTTTCGAGGTTTCTTGGAAGATATTTGAAGTTATCCTAAATAACTTATCTGCTGAATCTGCCAAAAATCAAAAAAAAGGAAATGAATCTCAATCAGAAATGGGTGATTCACAAGGTAGTGGTGGTAATGGAGAAGAATCAACACAAATGGAAGTTTCTGATGAAACTAACGATGAAATGGGTGGTGGTTCTACTTCAACTGATGGCATTGAAGGTAACCAATCTTCACAATCAACTTCAAATCCAAAAGACCAACTTTCGGACAGACAAAAAGAGTTACTGAAAAAGAAAATCGAAAAACAAAAAGATTTTCTGAATGGTGAAGTTTCTAAAAAATCAATGAGTAAAAAGGACCAAGAGAAAATCGAAATGATTGATAGTAGTGGTTCAGAACTCAAGACAGTTGGTAAGGATTATCGAGATGGTTGGGGATATGTAAAAAATGGTATTGATTGTATCCTCGTAAAGAAAGTAACCCAAGAATTGGCTGAATCAGATGAGTTTCCTTTCACCTACAAAAATTGGAGTGGTGGATTAAACCTTTATTTCAAAGAAGAAGTTGAGAAAGGTATTCGAATGGGAACTATCCTTTCGAAAAAACTACAAACTCGTTCTGAATCTCGTGATACTATCTTCAACAGACAAAAGACAGGTAAGATTGATAAACGAATGATTTCTTCATTAGGATTCGGAAATGAAAATGTGTTCTTCACCAAAGATGTAGATTTCTACAATGATGCTAATCTCCATGTTTCAATCGATGCAAGTGGTTCGATGAATGGTGATAAATGGAAACAAACTATGGTAAATGTAGTTGCCCTTTGTAAGGCAGTGGACATGATTTCAAACCTACAAATCCAAGTTTCATTGAGAAGTTGTTTCCACTCTAAACCATACATCGCAATGGTTTATGATTCACGAGTTGATTCATTTATGAAAGTAAGAAAACTATTCCCAGCACTTTCTACTTCTGGCACAACACCTGAAGGATTGACATTTGAGGCCATTCTAAATGAAATGGTAAAGGGTAGTAATGATATCGATTCTTACTTCTTGAATATTTCAGATGGAGAACCTTACTTCCAAACAAGAAACTTTTACTACTCTGGTGATAATGCCGCAAAACACACCAACAAAATGGTGAAGAAGATTCAAGAGATGGGAATCAAAGTGATTTCTTATTTTGTTTCAGATGATTACTCACAATCATACTCAAGACAACTCTTTGGAATTGCTTATGGTAAGATGGCCAACTATATTGATGTAACTTCTGTAAATCAAGTGTCCCGCACAATGAACAAGGTCTTTATGGAAAAAGTAGGATAAACTTTAACAAAAAATTAACAAAAAAAGACTTGACTTAGATTAAATAAAACACTATATTTACAGAGTAAAATAAATGATAACCCTTTAACCCCTATATTATGTTACAAAACGAGAACAACATTTACAAAGTAGAAAAAGTAGGTTCACACTTTCGAATGATTGATGTGAACGGAAACGATTTAGGAACACTTGGTGCTACAAGTGGAACTCGTAAGAAGGCTTACAACAATGGTAAGGCTCTAAAACAAATCCAAACCAAGACTGGAAAATCAATGTTCCGATTGGTTGAAATGGAACAATACTCAAACTTGGTATCGGCTATGAGCCAAGTAACTGAGACAGTTTCTGAAAACAATGAAACTCACAATGATATTACTACTTTCATTCACGAAAAATCTGTAAATCTTAGACCAAAATCACTTATTATTTCAGATTTGAAATGGAAGTTTTTGATTCGTTCGGCAGTTCGAGCGAAAAATATAATGATGGTTGGACCTTCTGGTTGTGGTAAAACCATGGCGGCCAAGGCTCTTGTTAAATCACTTAACAGACCTGATTTCTACTTCAACTTGGGAGCAACTCAAGACCCACGAGCTACTCTCATCGGTAACACTCACTTTGATTCCAAGAAAGGAACATTCTTTGCGGAATCCGCTTTCGTAAAAGCGATTACTACCGAAAACGCCGTTATCCTTTTAGATGAGTTATCAAGAGCTCACCCAGATGCTTGGAACATCTTGATGACCGTTCTAGACCAAGGACAACGATACCTCCGTTTGGATGAGGCAGAAGGTTCACCAATCGTAAAAGTTGCAGAAGGAGTTACTTTCATCGCAACGGCCAATGTTGGTAATGAATACACATCAACTCGTGTAATGGATAGAGCGATTCTTGACCGATTCGTAACTATCGAAATGGATGTTCTAAACGATGAACAAGAGTTTGGATTACTTCAGTATCTTTATCCAGAAGTTGGTGAAGATGAGTTGAAGGCCATCGCAGAGATTGCTCACCACACTAGAGAAATATCGAAAGGTGATAGTGGTAAGTTATCCGCTATGATTTCCACAAGAGCTTCAGTAGAGGCCGCTGGATTAGTTTACGATGGGTTCTCACTAGTGGAGGCCGCTGAAATCTCGTTACTACCTTTCTTCTCAAACGATGGTGGTGTAGATTCAGAACGAACTTATGTTACTCAACTTGTTCAGAAGTATCTTAAAACAGATGCGGACGAACAACTTTATGAGGATATCGAAAACGAACTAGAAAACAATATTACTTGGTAGTTTAAGGGGTTATCTACCAAAGGTGGTGGGGAGGAACTCTCAACCTCCCCTTACCATCACTATTAAAACCCAAATCTATGAGATTGAAAGATGCAATAGTAGGAAAAATATACGATGTTCAAGACATTCAGTTTTGTGATGGTTGTGAGCTTGATGGAGATTCTTGTGAAATACTTGGATTGATGGAACGAGGATTAGTTCCTGGTTCTCAACTCAAAGTTATCAGTAAAAAACTTGGAATGTATGAACTGAATATCGATGGAACCCATTTAATAATAAGAGAAACACAAGCGATTAAATTTAATATCATACTAGATGAAGGATAAGAAGAGAGATAATATGACATTTTTTAATGAAGAATGGAATCAACCATTTTTTGAAGATAATATTGATGAAATAGATACTAGAAAAAAAGAACGAAAAACAACAGAAGAAGATTGAAAAATAAGATTCAAGTTTATGGAATGCAAGCAAGTGGAACTAACTTTCTTGAGTGGACATTGATAAATAATTTTGATATCGATTATAATGGTGAATGTGGTTGTATTGGTAATGTTATTGGTGATGATAGATACCAAAATCCTCAATCTCTTAAACATTGTTTACCAAATCTTGAAAACGGAAGACCTTTAATAATACAGAGAGACTATGATGAGTGGAAAATATCAGTAAAAAAACGCATTACCCAAACTTCATATACCTATGAAAACTACAAATATTACTACGATACACCAAAGAGAGAAGGTTGGGATGAGAAAGACTATATTTTGGTAAATCATAGATGGGCATATAAAAACTATGAAGAGTTATTAAAAATAATCCAATCAAAGTTTGGATACAAATTTAAAAAAGATTGGGAACAACCTATGAAACGAACCATATGGGATGGTGGAAAAACATTATCAAACATTGACTTTAAAATAGAAGATTAAAATGAAAAACAAAGATGATTGGATGAAAAAGTTAGTTGAGAACTACCAAGTTCCAACTGAAGAAAAAAAACCTACAAAAATCTTGACTGATAAACAAAAAAAGATTATATTGGATAAAAATTAAAAAAATGAGTAAGTTACTTGAAGGAATATCACAGGCAGAACTAGAAAAGGAGTTGTATCACAGATACAAAGATGAACTTGAATATCAAGAATGGTTACAAACTGAAGAGTTTGTTGAATATGTAAATGGTGAGATTGATTCTACCAAACCAAGATATTCAGAATCTGATATTATAGGAGCAACTCGATATGCATCTAAACAGATTACCATAGACCCAAGTGAGGTTGGTAAACAAGTTTATGATATGTTATTTTCAGAGAAGATTGAAGAATATTTAAGTTTACATATATGATTGATTACGAAGATTATATTGAATCCGCACATGATTTCCCAAAAGAGGGGATAGTATATCGTGATATTCAACCACTACTCGAAGATGATTTTGCTTTTCCATTTGCGATTAGAGAAATGGGTGAGTTGATTGAACAAAAACCAACCTATTGGGTGGGTATTGAATCACGAGGTTTCTTATTCGCTTCTGCACTTGCTATGAAGTTTGGTGGTGGTGTAAAGATGATTCGTAAACAAGGTAAACTACCTGATGTAAATCACACACTTCATTCAGTTGAATACGATTTAGAATATGGTTCAGCAACCATTGAAATGAAATCAGGAAATGGTGATGTGGTGATTGTAGATGATGTCTACGCTACAGGTGGAACAATCGAAGCTGCAGAAAGATTGTGTGAAATGAGTGGTTACGATGTAACTGATAAACTTTGTTTGGTAGATATTGGAATCAAGAAAGACCACGATGTTAAATGTTTAATAACTTACTAGTATGAAAGTAGAAATAGAAAATGTAGACCATTGGATTAAATCTTTGAAAAGAATGAAAGGTGAGTTCGAAGTTGATTATGAAGATTTCGATTCAAGTGGTTTAGAAATGGCGATTGAAAAACTAGAAACAAGTTGGAACTATATCAAGAAAAATATAGATGGGTAAAGTAATATTAGTATCAGCATCTCCTTTTGAGAGATATAATGAATGGGAAATAAATGGTATTCCAATCTTGGAGATTGGTATTGGAAAGGTGAATGCTGCTTCAAGAATGACAGATATCATCCTTAGTGTAAAACCAGATGTAGTTATCAACTTCGGTTCTTGTGGTAATCTCAAAAATCATAAAGTTGGTGATGTTCTCAAAGTTGGAACTGTTATCAATGATTACGAAACTTATGGTTTGGGAGATGTAAAAAGAGAAATCGTGTTGGATGAAAACTCTGATATCAAACTATTTACCACAGACCATTTTTTCCAACCCTTTGAAAACTACTCAACTTGGTATAATATGAATATCAACAAATGTGATATAGTTGATATGGAAGGATTCGCTCTTGCAAATGTTTGTAAATACTATGATATACCATTCCATTCCTATAAATGGGTAAGTGATGATGGAGATTCAAGTAAGTGGAAAGAAAATGCAGCAAAGGGATATGAAAACTTTAAGAAAACTTTAACAAAAGATTTTTTTGATATTGAATAAAAAATCACTATATTTGTAACAAATAAGAAAAAAATATGGATTATAGTAAGATTAGAAATGAGGCAACCTCCTTTAGAAGTGAGATGTTTCGAGAAAGTTTGAAAGATTTACGATTTGGAGCAAAAGACCCTTATATTTGGGGATTACGAGATTACTTCAAACAAAACTTTGATTATTCTGAAGGTGTGATGACACATTTCAAAGGTAATGCTCGTTTAGAAGGTGAATCTTTCGAAGAGTATAAAGATAGATTATGGGTTCAAAAACAAATCATTAAACACAGATAATGCCAAAATACAACCCCTTCAGATGGTTTACAAAAGGTAAATACAGAAAAAAACCTATGAAATCAAATGCTCCCCTACTACTCAAAATCCAAAATGGTGATTTTGAGTATTCACCTTTTTTATTGGAGGCAGTTGATGAAGAGAACAACTATCACAAAAAGTTTGATGAGTTTATGAAAACTTCTAAGATTCAAGATATCAAAGGAAGAGAAATCGAAGCTCATCAATATGCAAAACTAAGAAGAGTTGCTTCACAGAAGTTGATGGAAAAAGGTTTGGAGGAAGAAGAAGTGAGAATGGCTCAACTTCGTAAAGAACTCACTGCGGAGTTTGGTAAAGACCTTTGGGATAAGTGTATGGAAAGACAGAGAGGTAAGGGAACTACTGAAGATATGTATTGGTGGTATAAGAAACAAGTTGGAATGGGAACAACACCATCAGAACTTGCAATAAGATTGGGTAGAAAAACAACAAAAGGATTACAACCATGATGGAAGCATATAAAAAAGTATTTGATACAATCATTACATCACAATATAAACACCTAAAAAATGGTAGTGTAATGAGATTAATTTCCAATTTTTATACTATTTATAAAAAGAAAGAAGAGTATAATGAACTTCTTTCTGTATATGAGTATAAACTAAGTTTAATAGAAAATAACGAATAAAGTTATGGAGATTATCAAAAGTAGATACGGTTTAGACCGTTCAGTTGAAAAGATTAGTGTTGATACATTCAGAGTAATGGGTCAATCGGAGTTTGTAAGAGTTTCAGAAAACAAAAAGAAGAAGGTTTCAATGTTTGATTTTGAAGGAGGACCTTGTTTAACAGTAGGTGCTAAAATCAGATATGGAAAACTGAATTGGAAAATCCAAAGTATCAAAAAAGAAGATACAAAACATAAAAACTTTTCAAGTGTTTTATTAAAAGTGAAACCGCTTTATTAAATGACCAAAGAAGAGAAACTAAAACAACAACGAGAAGAATTAAAACAAGAACTTTCTGACCCTCTTTCTTCCAATAGAAAGTTGTATAATCCTACAACTGGTGATTTATACATTACTACTGCGGATAAACAAGGGAGAGTTAGAAGGTCTGTAATAAATTTATTATCATGAAAAGTTTGAAAGAATTTTTAGAAATGGAAGATGGTAATCAGTTCGAACTACCACAACTTCCATATGAGTATAATGATTTAGAACCCGTGATTGATGAAGAAACTATGATTGAGCATCATACAAAACATCATCAAGGGTATGTAAATAAGTTAAATGGAGAACTTGAAGGAACTCCAAATCTTGGTAAACCTATTCAAGAAATCCTAAAAAATATAGAATCATTTTCACAAGGAGTTCGAAACAATGGTGGTGGGCATTACAATCATAGTTTGTTTTGGAACTTACTTACACCAAATAAAACAGAACCAACAGGTAAGTTAAAGATTAAACTTATCACAAAGTTTGGTGGTATTGATGATTTTATCAATCAGTTCAAGGAAGCTGGACTCAAACGATTTGGAAGTGGTTGGGTATGGTTAGTAGTAGATGAAAATGGAAATCTACAAATCACTACAACTAAAAACCAAGATAATCCATTGATGTTTGGACAAACTCCAATCATTGGGTGTGATGTTTGGGAACATGCTTATTACTTGAAACACAAATCAAACAGAGGAGGATGGTTAGAATCTTTCTTTCAGGTTTTGGATTGGGAACAAGCGAACACTAACTATGTTCAGGCCCTTCACGAAAACAAACAATAAATGAGAAACATTGTATTACTTTTACTAAGTGTTATATTCTTATCATCTTGTAGATTGAGTTATTACTATCCAAGTTCTGCAAGAGTTGATAAAGTATTGGGTGTAACACAAGAAGGTGATACTATCCAAGTTCCAATGGATTACTTTGGTGATAGAACTACACGAAGTTATGATTTCAACTTGGAGTATTTTTATTGGAGAGATAACTGGCATTTATACAATCCAGGTATCTATAACAGAAGATGGTTTGTAAATAACTGGTGGTGGAATCCATATTCACCTTGGGTTTATCCAAACTATATTTACAGACCAAACAATATTTGGAGACCAAGAAATCAACCAAGAAGAAACGAAGTTCGAAGAAGAAGAACAACAGTTCAACCAAATCGTGGAAGAAGTAACAAACAACGAACACAGGTTAGAAAACCAAACTATGTTCGTCCAAATACAAGAGGTAGAGTTACAACTCCACCACCAACACATTCAAACAGAAACTCAACTGTAAGAAGGAGTAATAGTAATAGTAGAAGTTCAAATGGTCGAAGACCAATAAAACAATAGTTATGGGATTAAAAGAGGCAACTCACGATAAACACAAACAGGCAGAAAGAATGCCGTTCAACGTAAGAATGTTCAAAGGTGAACTTTCTAAAAAAGAATATTTGGCCTATCTTTGGGTTCAAAATACAATATTTTCGGCATTAGAATCGGATAGATTACCACATCCATCTTTGAGTAGAATGGATGCTATCAAAAAAGATATTGATGAGTTAGTTTCTACAATGACGGATGAACCTGAATCTGTGGATATACAACTTTTATCGAGTGTTTTTGAATATACAACATATCTTAAAGAAATAGATTATGATGATTTACTTCCTCATATCTATCTTCACTATCTTGCACTGATGTTTGGTGGTCAGATGATGAAAGAGAAAGTTCCATCATCAGGTCATATGTATGATTTTGAAAACATGATGGAGGCTGCTCAATCCATTAGAGAACTACAACTTGATGAGTGGGCGGACGAAGTAAATAAAGGATTTGAATACATGATTGATATTTTCGATGAACTTGAATCAATACATAACCCATCATAGTGATTTATTCATTCAGAGGTTAAACGAAGAACCTGATGTAACTCCCTTGGATGTAGAGGAATGGGGCTGGGAAAACTACTTATATACTTCTCCAAAGTTTAGACAGGCTCACATCGAAAGATATTTCCATCCACATTTGATGGTTTTACACATCACTATATTTCCACATCACAATAGCACATTTCCAATGTTTGGATTTGATTTGATTGGATATCCAAGAAAAGGAGTGATTGGAGCAGGATTCTTAGATTTTTCACCAACTTACGAAACTTACGAGTGGAATCCACCAAAGTTTACTCAACCTTATGATTTACCAGATTGGGCAGATGGTATATTTTCAGATAGATTTGCCGCTTGTGTTCCAAGTAAAGATGAATACAACCTTTTAATGTTGAAAGCATTTTCAATGTTCAATGAAGCGTTGGACGAGTTGAATGATGATAAGTGGAAAACTGATGATGAAGAAGTAATCAAAACTATAATACAGAATCAAAACAGTTATTGTGAAAGACAATGGCAGAACGAACGAACCTTTGGAGCCTTGAAAGGTAAAGTGGGTGAAGAACGAGCTAGATATTTTATGAGAAACATATTATTCCCTAAAGTAAATGCATAAAAAGATAATCATACCACCGAATACAGCAATCATTGATTGGATAGATGAGAATCGTTCAGAAGTTTACGATACCTTATATAAAGAAATATTTGATTTCGTAGATTCAGATTTGGATAAACTACTTGTATTAGAAGTTATTATGAAAAGTGATTTAGAAATAGAAGGTTCTAAATACGAAGGTGTTTCTATGGATTTTGTGATTACAAAAGATGGAATACATGAAACTCTAGATAGATTGATTTCTCACTATGAAGAATACGAAGAATATGAAAGATGTGCAGAACTTGTAAAATTAAAATAAATTTTGTATATTTGTGAAAATGAAACGAAATAAAGGAAAATACAAGGAAAAGGTTGAGTGGGATGATATGAGTTATGGAGAAGCCAGACATCATATCGGAAAGAAAACCACAGAGAAAATCCACAAACCCAAGAAAGATTATTCAAGAAAAGGAAAGAATAAAAGAAATTGGGAAGATGACTTGGATTATTAAAAAATAAATCGTATATTTGTATAAATTTTGGTCCATTCGTCTAGTTGGTTAGGACGCCACCCTTTCACGGTGGAAACTCGGGTTCGAGTCCCGGATGGACTACCAAGTTCTTTGACAGAGTGAATATGTAGTATTTTACCCAATGTTTATACTCATTTACCATTTTGATTCATTTTAATGATAAATTTACATATAAAAGAAAATAGGTATATACTTATTTTAAAATAACAAAAAACATACATGAAAAAACTTTTATTTACACTTTTTATTTTTCCATTTTTGATTAGTGGAACACCAGCAACCGAAGAGGTTGAACACGATTTGATTGGAATCTGGCACGATGAATTTAATAAAGAATCAGTTCAGATTACAAGAAACAATAACTTTGATGTAATGTTCACACGAGTATCTGGTTATAACCTAAAGGCAAAAGGTTTAATCTTAGATTCTTATGAAGGACTTATCGAAGTTCAGAGAAACTATCCTAAAAAAGAAACATACACTTTGAGATATGTTTTTTCCCCAAGTAAAGAAACCTTGGTTATCACAAAACCAAATTCTAAACAAGCTTGGGTTTTTACGAGAATACAATAAAGTAGAATACATATTCACTTTTGAAATCCTCACCTTTCGTGAGGATTTTTTTGTCTTATATCGCGGGGTGGAGAAGTGGTATCTCGGGTGGCTCATAACCATCAGGTCGGCAGTTCGAATCTGTCCCCCGCCACAAAACTATCGTTCTTTGAAATATTAATTTTTAAATTTTTTAATTATGGAAATACATTTTTTATTAGGTGTATTACTATCGATAATGATATTCCTTTTGGGGTATGCGGTAGTTGGTGCATTTAGAAACAGTAAACACATTGAAGAAAACCACCAATGGTTGGATACAATGGATAGAGATGTTCATACAAGAATAGATGAACTCATTAGACAGTTGGACACCGAAATGGAAGGTGTTTATAGAAGAATCGATTTAGATTACGAAACCTTATCCGGTGATATGGGAGATTATATATCTAGAAAAGAAATCGATTCGAGATTGGATAGATTAGAATATCGTGTCAAATCAAGTTTTTCAGATGATGATATAAATAAACTTGGATACGATTTATATAGATTACAAGAAAAAGTAGATGAGTTCATAAGAACTTATCAAAATCAATAAATAAACAATAAAGAGCGATAGTTTTTTGATATGGAGGTATTAATACCAAATAGGTCATATATTAATATGTTCGAAAGGAGCCTCCATATCTTATTGGTCGAGTTGTTCTTGGAGAGCAGTTGGTTTGCAACACCAATAGAGGTGGTTCGAATCCATCCTCGACCTCAATATATTTATTAAAATATACTTATGGTATATTTAAAGATAGATAAATACTAAATACACAAAAATGAAAGCAGTTTTAATAGGAACAGATTATCTTGAACAAGGTGATGATGTTAAAATATTAGAGATAAATACCAACTCCCAAATGTTTAATGATGGAGTTGAACTACTCGACTTAACACCATTATTTTCCACTTTAGTTTCAAATAATATTACAGAGTTTCACTATATTTTTACTGAAGATGTATCTGCAGCTCCTTTGGGGACTGGTAATAAGTTTATAGATACATTACAACTTTTATGTAGTGAAAATAATATTCAATTTTTTGAATACCAAGTTGGTAGAAATTCTGTTACAGTTCCTTATATTGAAGATGATGACCATAAGTTCATATTAAGACAGGCATACGATACTTATGCAATCTTAGATTCTAACTATACATCAGACAAACTTGAGTTTTTCTCATTAATGGCTGAATCTCCTTATGTTCCTAAAACTTTTTTCTCATCATCTGCAGATGATTTATTCCTTGATAACATCGATACTTTAAACTATGATAGTAGTGGCCAGCCTAACTTAATACAAAAAAATAGATATTTCACTACTGAACTACAAGAGTTTCCAAAAATATCAATACTAGCAGATTCAGGTTCATTACAAGATAAAAAAGATACTATTGTAGATTACCAAAATACTCTTTTACAAGAGTTTATTTACGATGATAAAAATATAGTAGATGGATATTATTCTGTTATCAGAACCTTTGATATTATTTATGGCTCAAATCTAGATATCATAAACTTAGGCGGGTATAAACAATCTGCACCAGTTCCACTTACTTTCTCAGAAAATAATGTTGTAAGTGGTTCAAATGATTTAGATTCTAAATCTAAGGCAAAATATATCAATAAGTTTGATGGAAGGTCTTTACCTGTTTATCACACAGATTTGGAAAGTTTAATTTGGATGTCCAATGAAGAACTCAAAAGAGTTGATGAGATAACTGATGGAGATATCATTCAAACTGTTACCTTTGGTTCTGCTAGTTTCGTAGAACACAGTTCATTATTACCACATCCTGAAGAAGAAAAATACGATTTAGAGTATTTGAGTGGTTCGATAGAATGGGTTTCTTCTTCACTCGTATCTAAAAAATCACAAGTTATTGATACCTTGATGATTAAAATGACATTGGATAATGGGGAAGAGATTATTGATACTCCATCTTCTACCCTTTACATTGAAGAATCAGGTTCAAACCAAACTATGTTTACTCATGTAAATGGATTATATGAAGGTGATAAGGTAGTTGTAATCAATAAAGAAAGAAAAGAAATATCATCACGAGAGATAGTAAACCTTGAAATAGTTCATCGTGCAAACCTTGAAATATTTAACTTAGACTTTGAACCTTATGATTACTTCTTAGTAGATAAAGATTCAAATGAGTTTATGATTATGCACAATGAGTGTAGATGGTGTGGTCGTTTATGGGCACCATGTGGAAATTGGGCTTGCACTTCAGATTGTTCCTTCTGTGGAGGTGGTATGGCACAAAAATAACAATAAAAATAAAAAAATGAGTGAAGTAAATTCAAGAAAAGATAGAATCATATACACAAGAATAAATCCAATCTCAGAGGATTTAAAAACTAAACTAGGAGTGGCGTTTAAAGATGTGGTAGATAGATTTAAAGAAAAACATTTATCTTAGACATCTAAAAATAAGTTACATGATAAACGATATACATATTTTTAATGATATTATATCAAAAGAAAATCAAGATATCCTTGAAAGGTATTTTACAAAAAATGATTTAAAGTGGAAAGAAGAAAATAATACAAATTATTTAAAACTTTATTTTCCACAAAAAGTCATAAAATCTGAAGATAGAATACAAGACAGTATTAGAGATATTATTCTTGAAATAGAAGAAAATACTGTAAAAAAACTCAACACATCCATTCTACAAAATTACAGATATAAAATAAACTTTTTATCATCTGATGATTATTCTGAAAGTAGAAATGAAATGGATGGTATTCATATAGATACAAACCGCCCACATATATCATTAGTTTACTATATAAATGATAGTGAAGGAAATACTGTATTTTATGATTTAAAAGGTAATAATGAAGATATAATAGAATATCTTTCCAACAAAGAATACAATAGATTTACAAAACTCAAATCAGTTTCTCCTCAAAAAGGTAAAGTTGTGGTTTTCGATGGATTGACCCCTCACCATTCAACTTATCCAAAAAATGGAAATAGGTTTGTGATAAATTTCAATACAGTAGTAAAGACAAATCCAAAAACACTATTATAATGAGTAATATTGAACATATAAAACTCAATGAAAATATTGAAGTTTACAAAGCAAAATTTGATTGGAAATATCCACAAGATAGTTTGATAAGTAAAGTAAAACAAAACTTATCTTATATCGGTATGGATGATTTAACTACTTCAAACTTTCATATTCAGAGTAAAGAAGTAAACTACCTAAAAGAATATTGTAGAAATATTGGTATTGAAATACTTGGACATAAAGTAGAAGATGTATCAAGTTGGGCAGAACAGTTTTGGATTTACTTATCAGATAGAACAACCCATGTTGATGAATTTGAAGCAAAAGCTCTTCTATATCATGACCATCCAATAACTCTTACAACAGTTACAACAAGACCCATCACTAGAATAAAAACAGAACTAACATATTGTTTTTATTTAAATGTTCCTGATGATTTAAAAGGTGATGATGGTAAACTAATGTTTATGGATAAAGATGGTAATGAAGTAGGAATAAGGCCAGAAACAGGTGATATTATATTCTTTAATCCACTTTACTTACACAAACCAAACTTTATTCCAAGTTCAAATCAGAAACGAATAGTTATATGTTCAAACTTGACAGTAAAGTTGGATGAAGATTTGAAAAAAGAATCACTTATATAATGAACATAAAAGATATATTCAATTCTTGGACTAAGGTAATAAACCCAACTGAAGATGAGTTCAATAGGGCAAAAGATAGGTTTGAGGTATGTAGTTCGTGTGAGTTTAAAAAACAACTTTTAAAAAACAAAGAGTGGTCTTTATTTTGTGATGTATGTGGGTGTTCTATAAAAGGAAAGGTTTATTCATCAGTAATAAATCCATGTCCAAAAAACAAGTGGGAAGATGTAGATAAAAAATATCATTCTATTGATTTAAAAAATAATAAATCATTGTTTTAAAATGGGATTAAATAAAGTAGTTGAGTTAAAGTTGTTAAAAAACAATCTAATCACAGTTGATAATAACGATGATTACTCATTTACTTTTATTGATATTTCAAACTACCAACAATATATTACTGATTTACTTTATGTTTCTTCTTTAATGGAAAAGGATTTTGATTGGGATGGTATACCTGATGAATCTTCGTTGATAAGTAGATTCGAAAGTAACTCATTTTGTTTATTATCTTATTACAAATCAAAAATAGTGGGTTGGATATGGGCAAATAAAAACCTAACTCCATATTGGGAAGGTAGTGTTCAGAAACTAAATAGTAACGAAATATATGTTGGAGGTAGTTACTTATCTAAAACAGTTGAAAGACCAAGTGGTTCAGGACTTTACTTCTACTCTAAATGGTTTGAATACTTTTTAAATGAAATGGGAAACAAAGTTGCGTATTCATATGTGGATATTTGGAATACTCGTTCTTTGGAGTTGGCCTTTAAAATAGGAATGAAAGAATACAACTTTATAAAATGAATGTAGTTGATGATTTAATGGTATTGAATGGATTTGGTGAGTTAGAAGATGTAATGTATCATCTAAAAAACAACATCAAAACCAAACTTGGAGTATCACCTATTCATGGAGTAGGTGTTTTTGCCATTAGAGATATTCGAGTTGGAGAACAAGTATTTCCTGAATGGGATAAAGAAACAGGTGTTTATATAATACCAAACAATAGATTGAACGAAATACCCAAAGAAGTTTTGGAGTTGTTGGATATGTATTTTATAAACGATGAATGTGGATATAAAGTAATCAGATTGATAAAAGGATTAAACTTCTTGGCCAATAACTTTTCATATTGTAACTCATCTTATAATACAGATGAAGAACATAACATGACTAACTATGGAATAGCGTTACGAGATATTAAAAAAGGTGAAGAAATTTTAGAATATTATAAAGAGAACATCTATGACTGAAAACGAAATACCTTATATGAACGAAAGTGAAATCGTTCATTTGATGAGATATATAAACAGAAATACAAGAATGTTGGAAGTTGGTGGTGGGACAAGCACAATATTTCTTTCAAAGTTTGTTAAAAGATTAGTTACTGTTGAACACAACAAAGAATGGGGTTCTAAAATATTGAATATTTTACAAAGAAGTAGAAGAAATAATTGGACAATACATATAGCAGAACCAAACTTTCCACAACATCATCCATTTCAACCTGCTCAACCAGGTCAGTTTGATAGGTATGTAAATCATCTCAAATCACTAGAAGAAGTATTTGATGTTATATTGATTGATGGGAGAGATAGAGTTCGTTCAGTAGAAGCTACTGTTGATAAACTTGTTACAGGTGGATACATGATTATACATGATTTTTGGAATAGAAAAAAGTATCATTCAGTTCTAAACTTACCACAACTAAAACTTATCACAGAGGAAAACTCATTCCCAAAAGGAGAAATAAAAGATACAATAGTTATATTAAAGAAGTTATAAATGTATTGGAGAAAAGAAATGATTGAAGTAAATGGAACTTTATTTCAGGTAGATAGGAGATTTAAAATAGAAAATTTTCAAAAGGTAGTTGACAACTTTTCAGGTCAACAGATTTGTGAAAGTTACCATTGTGAAAAGATTCTTAGAGGTGGAGATGGATTTTATTATTTAGTAAATGAAGTTAAAGAAGCAGAAATAATATGAGAAAAAGAGTTATAACAATAGCAAGTGGATACTTTAATCCAGTCCACAAAGGACACATTGAGTTATTTGAAAAGGCAAAAACCATATCAGATGGTTTGATTGTGATTGTAAATAACGATAAACAAAGAGAACTCAAAGGTTCGAAAGAGTTCCAAGATGAAAACGAACGATGTAAAATCATATCAACACTAAAACCTGTTGATGAAGTGGTTTTATCTATTGATGAAGATAGAACAGTTCGTGAAACTATAACAAAGATATACGAGAGATTCTCTGCAAAAGAACACAAATCAAAACTTGAAGGTGAACCAATACAATACCAACTTATATTTGTAAATGGTGGTGACCAGTTCTCAAATGAAGTGGCGGAAAGAGAAGTTTGTGATAAGTATGGTATCTTTATGATTGATGGTATGGGAGGAAAAATACAATCATCTTCTTGGTTGTTAAAAGAAAAAGAGTAGTTTATATTTATGGACATGGAAAAGGATTTAGCCAGTCTACATAAACAACAACATATAATCAACCACAAGAAACAAGCGGTTGAACATAAGAGACAACTTGATGATTTGACTAAACAAGATTGTTTGTTGATTCAAATACCAAACATCAACGAATCAGGTTATTACTCTGGCATTGTTGCACTCAAATCCTATATAGATAAGTTTCATGATGATTTAGATGTATCAGTTATTGACCCTATCATCGATTACTTCTTTGAAAATCCACCAGATAAAAGTTCAGAGTTTTTCAATCTATTCAACACTTATACAAGACAGGGAGAGTTTTGGTTATTGTATGATTATCCTGAAATAGGAGATATGGTAACCAACTACTTATTTCCTTATATTGATAAAGCGAATCCAACTTTCTTAGGATTTAGTATCATTGATGGTAATATTGATGCCACACTTGCAATCGCTAAACTTACTAAAGAGAAATATCCACATCTTAAAATACTTTTGGGTGGTAATGGTATTGAGGTATTAGACTTTGGAGTTCTTCCAAATACAAACTACAACACAAGTATTTACGATTTTATTGATGTATTTGTTCGAGGTGATGGTGAACTTACCTTTGTTGAACTTCTTTCATCAGATTGGACACCAGAATCCCTTTCCCGTATAAATGGGATAGTTTGGTGGAATGATGGGACACTAATACATAATGGAAAACGAGATAATGTAGATATGGAAAGTTTACCTTTTCCTGACTATTCTTCGTTGGAAGATAACTATTATTATAAATCAACTTACCAAGATAACGTTCCACTTGTATTCTCAAGAGGTTGTCCTTATAGATGTTCATTTTGTTCAGTTCCTGATTTTATACCAGTATTTAGATACAGAAAGTTAGAAACTGTTTTAGATGAAATCCAACATTGGATAGATAAAGGTAGAAAATCATTCTTCTGTCATGATTCAATCATCAATGGTAATCCAAAATGGTTGAAAGAGTTTTGTGAAGAAGTAATCAAACGAGGTTGGCCAGAACAAGGATTTACCTTTGGAGGTAACATGAGGTTAGGTAAAACAATGAGAGATAAAGAAACCATTCGATTGTATAAAAACGCAGGATTGATACGAGTGATTACTGGTTTTGAATCCGCTTCCGAACCTGTTCTCAAACATATGAAGAAATATACAAATATGGAAGGGGTTCATGAAATATTCCAAAATGTAAGAGAAGTAAATGAAGAAGATGGTGGATTCCCTATGATGTTTTCAATGCAACTTATCATTGGATATCTAAACGAAACAAGAAAAGACTTTTTAGAAACATATAACTTTGTGAAACAATATAAAGATGTAATGAGTGAGATTCTTACTTGTAGTGCATTCCTACTCCACGAACCTCTTCGTAAAAGATGGATTGGTGAAGGTGAGAAGTTTTACAACTTTGAAAACAATGTAGTTTATGATACCGATTATAATACAACATACGAAAGATTAGAATGGTTAGATGAAATAGAACAAATGTTCAAAGATGAAGGAATCAATCATAGTGTATATAATAGAGGTGTTCTTAAAGAGCATTTAGATAACTCGAAGATAGTAAAAGAAAAACCAAAAGTAGATAAAAAGAAAGTTGTGAATTTGATTTAATCCTCGATTCTCGATTTTGTGGGTATTCCTCAGACCACCGAAGGGGGTCGTTACCTAAAATTTTTTAGATAGTATTTATACAAGATTATGATAAAAAGAGCTCTTATTTGGTTACAAAAAGAAGAAGGATGGAAAGCGATGTTAGCCCTCACCTACGCAGTGATTTGCCTTTTTGATTTCGTGGTAGTGCCTGCATGGATTGGTATCACACGAGAACTCTTCGAAACTCAAATAGATTTATCCAACTTTATTGATTTAGACCCTAGTGTTCAAATCCGTATCATTGATAAGTTATCGTATCAACACGAACCATTCACCCTAAAGGGTGGGGGATTGTTCCATATCGCTTTTGGTGCTCTCCTTACGGGTTCTGCTCTTACGAGGCTGAAGAGATAGAAGAACAATATCGAAATTTTTGAGGTAAGATAAGAAATAATATAGGAAACAATAGGTAAAGATGATATTTGAACTTTTTACGGTTTTAGGGGTAAGTTACAAGAAATCCGATGTGGAAACTCGGTCCAAGTTTGCTCTCACCACCAAAGAAATCGAAGAGATATATAAAAAGTCAAATCTCAAACATTTTTTGATTCTTTCAACTTGTAATAGAACAGAAATCTATTCTTTTGATAACTCCCTTGAAGAACTACAAAATCTAATAGGTGGAGAAGATATCGAACTTTTTCGGAAAGAAGCTTATACTATTGAAGGTAGAGAAGGATTCGAACACTTCATTAAAGTAACAAGTGGTATTGATTCTCAGTTACTTGGGGATTATGAGATTTCAGGACAAGTTAAGGATTCGATTAAACTCTCAGAGAAATACAAAAAGTTAGGTGGATATTTCCATAAAATGATAAACTTTGGCCAGAATATCGCCAAAACCATAAGAACACAAACTCAAATATCGAAAGGGTCAGTATCAGTTTCGAAGGCCGCTTCGGATTGGATTAAAAAGAATGTGGATGGGGTGAACGAGAAATCGATTTTAATAGTAGGTGCGGGTAAAATGGGAACCTCAACGATGAAACATATACTTGAAGAAGTAAACCCCTCGCAAATCACCCTAATGAACCGAACTGAATCCCATACGGATAAATGGGTTGAGGAATATAAAATTGAAAAAGGTAGATACGAAAAACTCCAACAAGGGGTGGAAAACTCCGATATCATCATAGTGGCTACCAACTCACCTGATTATCTGATAAACGATGTAGGGGGAGAAAAAACCCTATTGGATTTATCGGTTCCACAAAACATCAATCCTAAACTGAAGAACCAACCCTTTGTAAAGTTAGTCAATGTGGATGAGTTATCCAAGGTCAAAACCCAAACCTTAAAGAAAAGAAAAGAAGAACTATCCAAAGCGGAAGAAATAATGAAGGAGAGATTGGATAAGTTTGAAGACCAAATCAATCAAGGAATCAAATTCTTACAAAAATATTATGACAAAGGAAGAGCGAAATGAAATAATAAGTGAGATTATACGATTACAACAAATCGTATTGAACCACTATCATGAAACAAGAACTGCGAGAGAAGATGATGAGGTTCAACCCATAAGAGAAAAACTCGTAGAACTAAGAAAGAAAGCAGGAATCGGAGGTAGAGGAGAAACCATAGTTTATAGAAGATGAAAGAAGAATGGAAAGAGTGGTTTATCTCCCAAATCAATGAAGAAGTTGAAGAATACGATTGGGATGATAGACGGTATAGTTACCTAAATATATTTTATAAAGAGGTGCCTTTTCACGAAGAACTAAAAGAGTATATTTTTGGTTTTAATCCCTCAAAAGAAGAAACGGATTATCAAGTGTATCATATTCATATTTGGAACGAAGGTGATTTCTTTGAAGAACATATTGATAATAACTTTAACAGACGGTGGTCTTTTGTTTCAGAACTAAAACCTTCAGAGTGTGAAACTACACTACTAGTGGAAAATAAACCACTTAAAGAAGGGCTTTTTGATTTTAAAACCAAACATGAAGTTCCTAAAATACAAAAGGGAACAAGAATATCATTGACTGTGTTTGGGTCTTTACCCAATTCACTTATATAATTTTAAGAAAACTTTAACATTTTTTTGCTTGATATTACCGAAAATTCTCCTTATATTTACTATGTAATAAAGATTGAGAGATATGAAACTAGGTAGATTAAATAAGAATGGAGATGTAGTTGAGATGACTACCGAAGAACTGAAAACAAGAGAGTTCAGAAGAAACACAAGATGTAAGAAACATAAACACGCTGGAGTAACCAACGGTTTCGGAGTTACTTGGTGTAAAGATTGTGGAACTTTAATAAACAACTAAAAATCCCTTATTATATGAATAAAATCAGTATTAAAACTTTAAAAGAAGTAGAAAACCAACTTGGTGAGTTCGAAGTTGGACAAGTAAAAGGTGGCACTAATGATGTTTACCTAAGATTTGGATATTGGAAACAAGTTAGTCTTGAAACCCTTCAAAACATTCTTGGTTGGGGAGTTCAAGTTATCGAAGATGAAATGTTCGATGATGATTGTGGATTTCAATATAGTTACTTATTGAAATAGTTATAATGAAAATAAACATTAATTCTAAAGGAAAAGTCACTAGTATTATGAAAGTTATTGGAAAAAAATACGGAATCGAAATCACCAAACCTTGGTCAAAAGAAATGTATGAATGGAACGATACAGTTGCAAAACTGATAAAGATGGATTTATATAAAACCTTAAAGAAAATGTATGAAGGTGGAGCTTCTAAGAAAGAAATGAATGATTTAGCTTCTACATTCGGCCCTAAATATGGTGATGGATATGAGATAGATGATATGTATGATTCAATCTATGAAGAGATTGTAAGTGCTCCAAACTATGTTTTGAATGAAGAGCTTGATTATTTGGTAAAAAAATCGTATATTTGTAAACCAAAATATGGATTCGTAGGATATGATAGCTAAACTAAGAGAAGAATGGATTACAGACCCTATTTTAAAGAAATGGAATAGGGTAAAATGCACTGATAAAAAAACGAGTTGCAAATGTAAAGATGGAAATCATCTAGTAGAACTATGGGAACATGATTCTTGTGTTCGTGGAAGGATTGACACGGTGGTTTGCACTCGTTGTGATAGTATTAAAACATATTCAATAATAAGATAACTATGGGAAAGTTTACTGCAGTAATACCCACTTTATGGGAGTCTAAGAGAATTCATAGTCTTTTGAATTCATTAGTTGCTTGTTCATATGTGGATGAAATCATATTGATTGATAACAACAATCGATATAGTGAATTTTATGAAGAAATGAAAAAAGTGAAGGTTTTTAGTCCTTCTTTTAATATTTATGTAAACCCCGCATGGAATTATGGGGTTAAGTATGCAAGAAATAAGTCAATCGCTTTAATAAATGATGATATAAAGTTTGACACTAGAATTTTCGAAAGGTTCTCAAATGAGGTAGAACTAAAACACAAAGGTTTTATAGGTATGAGTTCTGAAAACTATGAGGAAGGTGTAGAATACAATCCTACACTTGAACCATGGAGAGGTGAAGTTGTGTTAAATGGTTGGGGATGTCTTATTCTTTTTAATAAAGACCATTGGTTGCCAATACCAGAAGAGTTGAAAATATGGTATGGGGATAACTTTATTAGAAATATCCAAGATGGAATAAAATAAAAGATGATGATGCAAGATTTTGGATTGAGAACTTTAAAGTTGAAGCACATGAAAGGATTAAAAAAACTATTGATTATTACGCTAACTTGTAGTGGAATAATGGGATTCTCTCATTTATGGAGAGAAATTCAACAACCTATTGAGGTTATTGAGATAAAAGAACCAAAAATTGAATATATTTCACTATCTGATTTCAAAAAGATAGATAAAATTGACCAAACTGATATATTTTTAGATGCAATTGCTGAATCTGAAAGTTCCAATCGGTATAAAATCGTGAATCGATGGGGATATATGGGAAAATATCAATTCCATCGAAGAACTTTGAAGAGTTTGGGATATGATGTATCAAGAAAAGAGTTCTTAAACTCACCATATCTTCAAGAAAAAGCTATGTTGGATTTGTTAAAAGCAAATAAACAATCACTTGGTTCTCGAATCAAACGTTGGGAAGGTAAGAAAATCGATGGAGTTGAAATCACAGAAAGTGGTATTTTAGCAGCCGCTCACCTTGGTGGAGTTGGAAATGTGATAAAATATCTCGATGGTGGTATAGAATTTAAAGATGGAAACGGAACAAAACTACAAAGATATTTAACAAAGTTTTCAGGATATAACTTAGAACTTTAAATATGGAAC